GGAAGATATACTGCTGTTGGGGCATCCTGTGAATCAATTCTTAAAAAACCAGAGCGAACATGTGAATACAGATATTTTTTAATTGTAGGTTTTACCCTTTCTAAACCTGATACTCTTTGATAGCTTACATCTAATTTTGTTGTACTATCAAATTTATTATTCGTAGCAAATCTTTGTAATTGATTTAACATTCTAAATCTAATCATAGGCGATACATAATGAAAATTAATACCCATAAACCCACCTTTTATTGCTTCTAAAGGCAATACAAGTGGAAATGTATCATAATATGGAAGTCTGTCTTTTGTTTTAGGGTCATAGAAGAATAAATTCAATCTACCACCAGAAGGTCTTTGTAGTATACGACCTTGATTCATTAACTTCCTTGCTGTTATCTTGTCTGCTAAACTAGATACAGCATTACGATACCAGGTAGCACTCTTTTTTACGCCACCTGTTCTATCAGATATTTTATCAAATATTGATTTCGCCATAACACTATTTATATAAAAAACCCAGCGATTTCTCGCTGGGTTTCAGTTCCTTGAAAGCGGAGAGAGATACTACTTACTCTTGAGCTAACTTAGAGAAATAATCTAAAGAATCATCACTCTCGTCCATAGCTGGAGCAGTAGCGCTTTCGTTGGTACTAGCTACACTCGTTGTGGAAGTTTCTTGTGGGAGGTCTGTTGTTTCCACAGTAGAGGTAGTTTTAGCACCGCTAATAACCCTATTCAGTTTCTCGTTGAGTTCATCATAGGATTTAAAAGCTTCAGGTGCCAAAAACGGTTGCAATTTGTGTTGCTTAGACCAAATTGCCTTTATGTCTTCATCTGATTCTGCAATTTGACTTACTGAATCAAATTCTGATTTATCATAATTCCAAAAACCATCAACTTTACGAATTTTCAATTTGAAATTCGCCCCCTTCCAAAAATCAAAAGGGTTAACAGCAACTTCATCTTCAAAAGCAGGTTGCATAGCTTCTGTTATTTTATCAAATATTTTTTTACCAAATTTGAATAACATTACTTTGCCTTCGTTTTCTGGATGTTTAGGGTCTGATACAACCAAGACATTAGAATAGTAAGAAAGTTTTCTTTTTCTTTTTCTAGCTATCTCTTTATCAGAATCTAAACCTGTGTTCCACAATCTTGTGTTTTCTTCTGATACAGGGTCTTTTTGACCAAGTGTTGTTAGACTGTTTTCAATGTACCAACCACCAGGTCCTTGAAATGCATGTGACCATACTCTGACCCATGGCATATCTTCGCCTTCTGAAGCTGGCAAGAATCTTAGTACTGCATAACCATTACCTGTTTTATCTAGCTCTGGTTTCCACAGTCTATCATCTTGATATTTGTTTTTGTTTGCTTGGTCCTCAGGATTGAGGTTTTGTTCTAATGCCTTTGTTAATTTATCAAAGCCACTAGAGGAAGATTTTAATGATTCAAAATCCATATTTTTTCTCCGTATTAAGTATTTGTATTACTGTATTATTGTATTGTAGCACTTGCTACATTACTATTTATACATTGAAAACCATTATATACCATTTATTTGCACTTGTCAAGCATGGTTTGGTAGTCAATGTAAAATAGATTTTTGTTGTCATTCCAGTCATCAATTCTACAATTCACATTATCATTACCAAGTTCACCTTTTTCATTAACTTTGTAGAAATGAATGTCTGAAAATTCTTTAAATATGTCATTCCATTGTATTACCCAATTTTGATGTGGTGTGGGTTTATTTTGTTCAGCAACATAATGTTTTGTGCCTTTATATAAATTATTAACTGTTTTAGCATTACTTCTTAAATCATGGCCTATTAAAAAGACCTCACATGGTTTTTCTTGTTTACAAGCTATATAACCTGATGTAGGCCCAGCAGCCCATCCTCTGTCCTTATTGTCATCATAAATGTCGGTGATAGAATGTGATTTATCTTCATCAGATATCCAACTTACATATAAGTGAGAATGATTTACATGTTCTTTTACTATCTCTTTACCTTTTGATTTATTACTCTTAATTATGTTTGCTATACCTGATAAGTTTGTACCATGCATAACAAATTCTTGTTGATTAATTCTTTCATTTTCAATATGACTATCATATGTTTCTTTTAATTCATCTATCTCTAGCTTAGTTAGGCCAGCATAGACCATCATTTCATAATGCATAGCAGGTACTTTTGTCCAATTTCTAAACCAAGATTGATTTTCATAACAATAACCTGAATGATATATTTCATGCATAATACCATGGTCTACTGCAATTAATACATCTGGAGTAAAGTCTCTGTATATGGCATTACATCCATATATCTTGCCGTATTGTCTTAATTGTTCTAAATCAAAACCTTTTCGACTTTCACCATTACCTATACAGAATACTCTACTCATTTAAATTTCTTATCAATATATTTTTTAGCTGCATATACTAAGAGACCTAATATGATGTATATTATACCATCTTCCCACGATATACTATTTAACAAATCTGCCGTGATGTTCATTGTTTGTACCTAAAGACATATTTTGACCATAAATAACTTCTTATTATACTTACGACCATGAATATAATAGCAAGATGAAACATTGCCCATACCTCAATGTATATACCATAAAATGGGAATACTGTCAATTGTATTATGATTGATAGTATCAGGCCACTTCCTATATCAAGTGTTCTGTGTATTAAATGTTTACTGTTGGTCATCTTTATTCTCCAATAGAGGTTTTAAGTCTGTTATCTTTTCTTGTTCAATAGCGTCTATTATAAAGTTTGTTAATTGTATTTCTTTTCTTAAATAAAACATTTTCTTTTCCAAATCTTCTAATTGTTTCGCATAATAATCTAGTTCTGCTTGTTTGCGAACTCTCTGAGATATTATGTCTTCTAAAAATAATATCTTTTTATCTTTCATCTAATGACCTTTATACTCGTTTATATCATTAATTGATTTTGGTGTTTCTTTATCATCTGCACGGTTACCTTGCCATAATAATTCATAACCCAATTCTTTTGTTTCTTCACAAAAATCCATCAATTTACAAAATTCATTTTTAAAATCTTTATCTGCATGACTTCTTTCATGTTCCTCAAATGATGACCAATAAGTTAAAATAGCTATATGATTGCCTTCTTTACCTAAGTCACCAACTGAACCTTCTTCACTAATAAAACCTGAATATTTAAATACTTGGCCTGCAATAAAACCTTCGTACTTATTTTTTACAATATTACACATCATTGCTAAATTTTCTTCAACATCTTCTATTGTAACACCTTCTTTTAATATTGCCACATTATATAACATTACACAATCAAATGGCACTTTGATTTCACTAAACATTATTCTATCTCTGGTTTATAAATTTCTTGTTCATTACTACCAATAATAACATCAGGCCCTAACTGTACTCTACTTGCACATGATGTTATTAATAGTAGACTTAAAATTAAAAAATATTTCATTAAACACAACCTGTTGGTTTTGGTAACCCACCATATTTGGCTATCTTCTTCATAGGACCAGATTCAAATACTTCATACAACTTACTTGCTTTTCTGTCCATACCAAATTCTTTTGCAAATACTCTTACTGCTGGAACTGTGCCTGTTTCGTTATACATTTCTCTAGCTTTGTTTATATATGTTTTGATTTCATCTGTAATTAAAAAACCATCTTCTTCAGCCATTTGAATCATAACTTCTTCTGACCAATCGTTTGTATTTACCAAGAAACCATCACCATCTCTATTTAATGCCATATTAGTTTTGCCTCCTGATATGTTTCATAAATTATTAAATACCAATCTGTGAAAAAATGGTAATTGATAATACCTACTAACATAATTAATGAACCAACTACATTCACTACTATTAAAGACCAATCTTTCCACAAAATACCTACTATCAACCAACCTGTAATACCTACAAATTGAAAGTACATATTAAATGGGTACATATTACTAGCTGTAGTTATGGCACCAAATATCAATACGATACTTGCAAACCATTTTATGTACCAATCTAATCCATTAGATATTTCTTTTTGTACCACTCTTTAAACTCCGGGTCCTTTTCAAATTCTTCATACAATTCACTTGTTTCTACTTGACCACTTCTGATACAATCAGCCAACAATTGATATTTTTCTTCTTGTGTAT